TCATTAGTATGATTCTATATGGCCCCCCAGGCACAGGCAAAACTTCCTTCATTTTAGCACTTTCAAGATATCAATATGGCGACGACGAATACAAAAATTATACTCTTGAATTAAATGCTTCAAGTGACCGCGGTATTGACGTTATCCGCAAAGTATTAACGCCTTTTGTTCAAATTAAATCAAAAAAAATAAAGCTTGTAATATTAGACGAATGTGATTCTATGACGCAAGACGCACAAGACGCACTCAAAGGCGTTATGGATATTTATTCCATTCATAATAGATTTTGTCTCATTTGTAATAATATTGAAAAAATTAGCGACGCACTCAAATCAAGGTGCCTACCCATTAAATTTACCACGCCAACAAAAGATAGTATCAGGCAAAAACTCGTTCAAATTATAGAAAAAGAAAAAATTAATATTACCGACGAAGCCCTTAACATATTAACATTAGTTAATAAAGATTTAAGACAAATTATTAACATTTTACAAGGAATTAATTCCCTTTATACAGATAATATTATCACAAAAGATAAAATTAACTCATATTTAGGAATACCTGATAATGACGATATTGATAAAATATATTCTATCTTAATAGAAAGAAATTTTCAAAAAAATTATAAAGAATTATCCGATTTATTAAAACTATCTAAATGGTCCATTATTGAAATAATTAATTCATTATCTCAAAAAATTATTCTTGATATGTTTATATTACCACAATATAAAAAAAACCTCATTAATGATATCTCCAAAATTGAAAGCAGAATCAAAAAAGGCGGCGATACAATCATTAATTTAGCTTTTATTGTTTCCTCTTTTGAGGTTAATTACATTGGGCCAAGTGGTCCATAAATTATTTCCCTGTGGCCACTGGTAAAACCTCCGCAACTTTCGGCTTATATAATAAATTACACATAAAACATCTTTGTTTAAATTCCCTATTAATTAAATCATTATAATTATTATAATGTTCTACACAATTTTCTCTAAATTCATTCGCCTTTGTATCCAAATCAATGCGGTCTTGTTCAAAATTTGACACTTTCTCCTCAAAAAGACGCCACTCTTCTGCCAATAATTCATTCTTTCTATGTAAAATATTACGTTCTTTCTCAATTAATTCCCATTCATTTGTATAATCAGTTGTATTTTCAACTACAATTGATTCATATCTACGTTTTTTTGTTTCTCTTGGGGGTTCTTCTTGGGATTCTTGGGATTCTTGGGATTCTTGGGCCTCTTGGGCCTCTTGGGCCTCAATTGGGGCCTCGGTTGAATCTTCAAATTGACTCAGACTTGTGCTTGGACTCACACAAAAAGATTCTGTTACTTCACTCGTATTTTGAGAATTCTCATTCGTATTTTCACTTGAACTCGCATTCTCACTTGAACTCGCACTCGCACTCTCACTTGAACTCGCATTTATATTCTCACTCGCGACAGCAGCCACATTTGCTCTATTATTTAATAATGTATATAATTCATTAATTTTATTGATACATACTTCTCTATCTTGCTTTAATAAATCAAAAATTTTATCTATTGTTCCTGATTCATAAAATAGAATAGAACTTTTAAATAAATCCAAAGCGCCTGGAAAATCTCCCGATAAATACTTTGTATAACCTTCGTCATAAAAAGAAGTATTTGTATATTCTGTATCATTTGCCCCCTCAAAAGGTTCCATAGTCCATAAATCTGACATATTATATATTATATTATATATATATATATATATTGTATATAGCCTCATATATTAATATATTAAATTTATATATTATATAAATATATCTTCAATTAATTTAATTTCTTCTGGCGTCAATTTAAAATATTGATATATATCATTATCATTATTTATATTTTTAGTATCAATTAATGGAATTAAATTGACAAACCCTTTTGTTAATTCACTATATTTATTTTCTGTTATAAATAAATATCTAACTAATTTTGACCTCATTAAAAACCATTTAATAATTTTAGCTTCAATTAAATTATTACATTTTATATATACTAATCCTGTTGATAAATATAAATCTTCATCAGTTATTTTTGAATATACAATATCAGTGCTTAAATTTTTCAATTTTTTTATAGAATTATATGAGGCTGTTCCTCTTGGAAATATTATTTTAGGCCCACTTATACTTTCTTGCTTTATTTGATTTGTAAAATATATTTCATCTCCTTTGCCTCCATTTAATCTACTTAATAATTTATATTTATAAATATCACTTTGAATAAATTTAATATTATCGGTTTCAATATTTTTACTTGTAAAATTTAAAGTAATATTTTTACCTTTCAATAAATTAAATTTTGCGTAAGTATCCAATTTTAATAATAATTTATATTGTATTTCATTTGTTATATTCAATATTTTATCACATTTGTTTATTTTTATATTATTAATATATATTGAATCTTTATAATTTTTTTCAGTTAGAAAATATAATGTATCAATATCAATTTTTGATTTCCATATATTTTTATTTACATTATATATTATTTTAATTCCATTATTTTTTAATAATTCAATAAAATCAATATGCGATATTCCAATTGTAAATGTTGAGGGTATTACAAATAATAAATAATTATTTGTTTTATTTAAACAATATTCAGTAAATTTTTTATATAAATTTTTATTATAAGGCGGATTTCCAATTATTGCGTCAAAACATTTTAATCCCCATTTTTTTTTTATATCTAATTTTAATGTATCGCCTTCATTAAAATTTAATTTATATTCACTATTTTGGTCAAGCAATAATTTACATATAAATATATTAATTTGATTAATATCATTAAAATATAAACAATCCTCAACAATAATTTTATATCTTTGATTATTATCTAATATAATTGATTCTAAACCTATCATAAATCTATCAATAATATCAATTAGAAAACCGCCTTTTCCACAACAAGGCTCCAACACTTTTTTTGGTGATTTCCAAAAATCAGCCGGTATTTTATCTAACATTTCTTGACGCAATTCAAATGGTGTTGATATTTCGGCATTTATCTTTCTTTCAAATTCTTGCGGAATTAAATATTCATCAATCGCTGCCGATAATTTCTTTCTATCATTTTTATTATTAATAAATAATTCCTTAATTGTTTTTATTATACTAATTTTTTCATCGTCTTCCATTATATATTTAATATATATATCTTTAAAAATTATATATAAATCAATAAATTTTAAATCTGTTGTTTTCTTTTTGTTTGATAACCAACATTTTAACTGTTCAATAAAGATATTTGATAATTTATTATCTTCTTTTATAATATCAAACATTTCAATCAAATCTGTATTTAAAAATTTAATTGTTAAAATACTTATTAATGGTATAATATGTTTAAATATATCCCTTAAAATTATTAATGATTCATTATTTAATTCTTTATTTTTTCCAGCTTCTTCTATTTGTTTTGCCTCAGTTTGGATTTTATCAATTATTGTATCTGTTTCTATATTTCCTGTTTTAATTTGTGTTTTAATTAATCCTGTTTTTAAATCATTATATTTATCATTAAATATAAGCTTAATTTTTCCCGTATTGTTATTTTTATTAATATTTATTTTATTAAACATTATATTAATACTTGAAATTTCTTCCTTTGTTAAATTAATATTATCAAATGATAATTTATTTAACAATGTTTTTATTATTCCTTCCATATCATTTATATAATATTTATACATATTATTAATTAATATATTTAAATCCTCTTTATTTTTACAAAAATTAGATTCCCATTGATTACCATTTAGCTTTATAATTTTAGATTCTAACATATATTGTATAGCTTCTTTAATATTTAATTTTGGATTTATTAATAAAGCATATTCCATTATAGAAATATTAATTGTTCTATGTAAATTTAAATCAACAACAAAACCATATCTTTTATTTTTTCCCTCTGTCATACATCTAAAAATCATTTGATAAATCATATCATATGATTTTGTATTGTTTAATAATAACACAATATCACAATTATCAATTGATACCCCTAAACTACATTGTTTTCCACTTAATACTAAAATACCTTTTTTACTACTATTTCTTGCTTTTATTATTGCTTCCTCAATTATTTTTTTTGGATTATTTGATAAATTACTATTAATACTTATTATTAAATAATCTGGTATAATATTATTATCTTCTAATAATTTAGTTGTTGCCTTTGAAATTAAATCAATATTTTTCTGTGGTAAAAAAGCTAATATAATTGCCGGTTCATTTTTTTCCATAAAACGTGATTTTTTATCAGTTTTATTACACATTTTTTCAATTATATTTATAAATACATTATCTTCTTCATAATCTTTATCAGGTATTCCAAATATATCTTTTTTTCCAAAAATTTTATACCATATTTTTAATACTTCTTCCTCTTTTTCAAACTTTGGTTCATAAATAATTTTATTATTTGAATCTTGATAATTTATTAAATTAAAACAGGCAGATAAAGACCAGCCATATTCATTAAATTGAGTTTTTGATTTGATTTCTTTTAATGTATTCTCATTTATATTATGAGTTAAAATATTTAATGTTGGATATTTAGAATATTCAGCCATTATTTCTTCCTCATTATATTCACATAATAATTCTTTTATTTTTGCGCCGTGTTTCTCTATTAATTTATCTTTATTTTCTTCTTTATTCAAATTTTTACATAAATTAATATCTTCCAAATCCCATAAAATCCAATTCTTCTTTGGTATATTAAAATCATTTATTGGTTTAATATATGTTGCTGTAATTTGAATAGTAAAACTATTATTACCATAATATTCTAACATTTTTTTTGCTAAAATAGTTGTTCCGCCATTATGACTCTCGTCAATAAAACGAATATCAAAATCTATATTTTTTAACCAAGGTATATTTTTACTTATTATTGTATCACAAATTTTGTATTGTAAAAATTGTTTTGAACATATAATAATATTTTTATTTTTTAATTTTGGATTTTTATTTTGACCATTTAAATAAATAAGATTAAAATCAATTAATTGATAACAACTTAAAACATTCAAATATTGTGTTATTGTTTCATTTGGTGCTGTTGTAATAATTAAATAATTACAATTTAATTTATCTTTACTATCTTTAATTATACAACCAGCCATAATATAACTTTTACCACTCCTTTGTATATGTCCCCATAATATTTTTTCCTCTTTATTTTCTTTTAATTTTAATGTTTTAATTATACTTAATTCTTGATGCATTTTAAATTTTAATAATTCCTTATTCATAATATATGAATTTATAATTTTTTTAAATGATAAATCCGGTATATATTTATATAATTGCTTAAATGAGTGATAAGCCTCATTTAAATCATAATGATCAATTAAAATTAAATCATTGTTATTAATAATATTTAATAATGTTATATTTGTTTTTTTTACATTGTTTCTCATTATATTAAATTTATTTATATCTCTTATACATATACATAATGTCATTGTATAATCATTTATTTTATATTTACTAAAATTTGTTAAAATAGGATCAATGTCCAATTTATTAATATTAATCTTTTTCATATTTTTTGAAGTTGTTAATAATAAATGTTTTGAATTACTTTTACTTATACAAGTTAAATCAGAAGAATCCCCTGAATCTTTTAAATTAATTAATTTATTATCTTTATAAAAAAAATCTTTTATATTACTAATTTTCTCAATTGTATTTAGATTATAATTCCCTTTACAATACCTATAATCTTTTAATTTAAATATTAACTCAAATGCGCAAAAAAATCTTAATAATGATTCCTGTTTATCTTTACCCTCCCAGTTTATATTTAACCAATCATATATATCCTTTGATTCATAATTTTGTAAAAAAATAAATAAATCCTTAAATGTATTTATACATAAATCCGTCATTAATATAACTATATTATATATATATTATATAATATATATATTTGATATATATAAAACCAAAATTAATATATTTAATTAATAAAAATTCCAAAAAGTGAAAATTTTTAGATTTAGGGATTATCTATATATATTATTATAAAATTATATACTTTATATAACTTTAACTCTAATATGTCTTCCTCTGTAGCTCATAAAGGTGAAATTCTTAAAGGTGATAATATGATTATTGTTGATTTTCTTAGCTTAGACCCAAATGCTTTCTCGTTCGGTGATTTTAAACTTGATAAATATAAAAATAAAACTATTCCTCTAAGATATAGGGATAGAATTCTATTTGTTAAATTTCCTCATAGAACTATTCCATTTGGCGTTAATACTAAAACTCCTATGATTGATGATTCAAAAGGTAAATCTGATGTAAG